AGCAATGGATCGTTTAGTGGATGAAGGTGTTAATGTTTTCGGGTTTAGTGGAGATAATGAATATTGTAAACAAGCATGGAGAAATACTCTTGAGCTTATAAAGGATATCAGACATCCTTTAGTTGCGGATACAGGATTGAGTCTTTCTTCTGAATTAGGAATTGTAGATACTGAAAATGGTGTATGTTATAGAGCAACATATATAGTTGATCCTATAGGTATCGTTCAACATTTTTCAGTGAATGCTTTAGATACAGGACGAAATGTTGAAGAAGTAATACGAACCGTAAAGGCTTTACAATCAGGAGGCTTAACTGGTTGTGAATGGCATCTCGGCGATGAGTTTGTGGTATAACGACCACCCGAACAGTCAATAACACGAAGTGACTAAGAGCAACGAGCCAAATCTTAACACTATATATTTATATGCGAAGATTCACAGAAAGCGTAAACACTAGATTCGAAGTAGGAATCGTTAGACTATTGGATGAAGTCTTAGAGAGTGATTGGTGTAAACAACAAGAATTTAACAGAAGTGATTTAGTTCGACATCTCGTTAGAGTGGGTCTGAACAACTTCTATAAGAATACCCCCAAACAAAGAGAACTAGAGAATGAATAAAAGTTTCCCCTATAACTGCCGTGAGAGAGGAATTCGTGAAAGAACTTCCAAATGGATATATCCTGTATCACCTGATGAACAAAAAGAATATGTAAATCAACT